AACAATGGCGGTGGAACAAAAACAAAAGAAGAGATTATGGCAATTAAGGATACAGCCGCAAGGCAACAAGCGATTGCCGAAAATCACGAGTTATTTGGGTTTTAATCGGAGGAAAATATTATGGCACAGGAAAATGCAATTACAACAGCGCAAATGCGTAAAGTTCGTGAGGTTGATTTCGTTGAGAGATTTACTCACGACCAACTAATGAAATTACTAGAGGTACTTGGAGTTACAAGAAAGATTCCTATGATGGAAGGTACTACAATGTACTTATATAAGACAGTAGGTAACCTTGCCAATGATGGAACAGTTGCAGAAGGTGAAGTTATCCCATTATCACAGTTTGAGACAACAAAAACACCTGTTGGAGAGATTACACTTAAAAAGTGGCGTAAAGCTGTAACAGCAGAGGCTATTAAGAAGAGTGGTTATCAAGCAGCAGTTAATGATACAGACACAGCACTATTAAAGAAGGTACAGAGCGGAATTCGTACAGATTTCTTCACACTTGTTAATGGAAATATTACAGGCTCTGTTACAGCAGAAGGATTTGGTTTACAAGCTGCACTTGCTAATGCTTGGGGCAAATTACAGATTGCTTTTGAAGATGACACAGCAGAGGCAGTATATTTTGTAAATCCAACAGATATTGCTGATTATTTAGGAAGTGCTTCAATTACAGTACAGACAGCATTTGGCATGAATTACATTCAGAATTTCTTGGGACTTGGAACAGTAATTTTATCGTCACAGATTACCGCAGGAACATTTGTGGCAACTGCAAAGGAAAACCTTGTGCTTTATTATTTAACAATGAATGGCGATGTAGCAAATGCGTTTGATTTAACAGCAGACCAGACAGGTTATGTAGGAATCAAATCAGGTTATCAGAACGAGGAAAGAGCGCAGATTGAGTCACTTGTTATGAGCGGTCTTCAGTTATTCGTTGAGTATGCAGCAGGTGTTGTGAAAGGAACAATAAACTCGGGGGAATAACTAGTGCTACCGTTGAGCCAGAAGATGGTAGCACAGATTTCTGGGGTACAACTGCTGCAGAAATGCAGTCAGATGTCGCAGTATCTGGCAATAGTATAACAGGAACTTTAACCAAGCTAACAAGCGGACAGCTTGTAACAGATTGGGGCGAAGGTTATTTCTTAGCACTTAAATTTAGTGATTTTGCAGATGGTTTGACTTACGAAGATGTAAAGGTTGGATTATCACCTTCACAAGGCTCTGGTCTTGTAACTCTTGATTCAGACAAGAATGGTGTATTCAAGATTACAAATAAGGATGTTCAGAAGTTTGTTGTACGCCAAGAGAAGGAAGGCGTGGGAAGAAGAACAGACTATTATGATTTAAGTGGTTTAACACTTGACTAGGAGGTGCAAGATGTCTGTTATAGTAGGAAATGGAAAAACTGAAAGTAAACCTTCAGTAAAAAAAAGCGCAAACAAGACTAAAGATACAAAGAAAAAGGATAAGTAATGATGATTGACCAAATTTGCAGAGAAATCAATAATTATTTTGTTGTTGATAAAATATTTGACAATTTTACAATAGTGAATGGAAATATTGATTTATCTCTGCAAGAAGGTCAATATTTTCGTATTGTAGGCAGCATATTCAATGATGGTGTGTATCAGTATGGCGAAGAATTAGACTTAAAGGATGAAACTTTTGATGGTGCAATATGGGCTATGGCAGTACCAAAGCAAGTTATAGCTTTATCAGAAGAAATAAATCAATGGATTCTCGATAATAGCGATATTTTAAGTAGTCCGTATCAGTCAGAAAGTTTTGGTGGATATTCGTACAGTTTGAAGAATAGCAGCAGTACAGATGATGGTGCTTTAACTTGGCAATCACATTTCGCAAGTAGATTAAATGTTTGGAGAAAAGCAAAATGTCTTTAATTGATGATTTTATGGAAAATTGCATAATGATTGACAAGCGCACTACTCCAGATGGTTATGGTGGAATGATTGTAGAATGGGTTGATGGTGCAGAATTTCAAGGTGCTATTACTTTAGATTCAAGTATGGAAGCCAAAATAGGTGAACAACAAGGCGTAACCGCACTATATACTGTAACTACTAACAAAGCTATTAACTTACAATATCACGATGTTTTCAGAAGATTAAGCGATGGTAAAATATTCAGAGTTAAATCGGATGGAGACGATAATCACACGCCTAGAAGTGCTAACTTAAATATGAGACAAGTATCGGCAGAAGAATTTGTATTAGCTAACGGAGAATAACAAATGGCAGATTTACCAAATCCAAAAAATAGAAAAGAATTGTATTTGTATGATGCCGCAACGGGCAGAACGGGTGAGTTACCATCACCTAAAACAAGGGAAGAACTTTACTTGAACGAAATCGCTAACAATAGCGGTGGAGGTGGTGGCACTACTAACTATAATCAGCTGTCAAACAAGCCTAAAGTCAATAATGTTGAGTTATCGGGGAATAAAACAACACGAGATTTAATTCCAATTGGTAATGGTTTGAATTTTAATGAAGATGGTGAGCTTGAAGCGACAGGCGGTGGAAGTGGTGCAGTAGATTCTGTTAATGGTAAGACAGGCGTTGTTGTATTAGACGCACAAGATGTTGGAGCATTACCAGATGATACAGATATACCAAATAGCACAAGTGATTTGACTAATGATAGTGGATTTATTACTAATACAGTAAATAATTTGCTTAATTACTATCTAAAGTCAGAAACCTATACACAAGCAGAAGTAAATGCTTTAATTTCAGCTATTGTTACACTTGATATACAAGCGGTATCAACATTACCAACAGAGGATATATCAAGAACAACAATTTATCTTGTGCCTAGTACAGACCCACAATCACAAAACATCAAAGATGAATATATCAATTTAGATGGTACATCAAGTGGATGGGAATTGATAGGTAGTACAGAGATTGATTTAACAGGTTATGTCACAGATACAGAATTAACAACAGCTCTTGCAGATTATACAACAACTGCTAACTTGACTATATTATTAGCAAATAAGGCAAATGCAAGTGATGTGGAAGATATTGAAACACTGATACCGAGCAACGCAAGTGCAAATAATAAATTGATAACATTGAGTGATGTGCCAAAGGGAACGGCAACGGATTGTCCGATTGGGATGATAGGATTCTTTGATGACGATACAGCACCTAGTGGTTGGCTAGTAGCAGATGGAACGATATATAATATATCAGACTATCCATTTCTAGCAAGTCATTATGAGCGTGTTCATGGAAGTAAGAATCATTATGGTGGTAATGGAATAACAACATTCGCCGTTCCAGATTGGAGAGGCGAGTTCTTTAGAGCAAGTGGACCAAACGCACACCCCAATCAAGGTTCTGGTGGTGCTGTTGGCGAGCATCAGGATGGAACCGAGCACGCATTTATAATATTAAATGCAAATAAAAATTTAGAAATGGTTACTGGTGCGGGTGGCAGTTTGTTCGATTCTACAAAAAATGCAAAAAATCCTAATGTCGCTAATGCAAATATGTGGGTTGGCGAAGATGACTGGAATATGCCTTCTACTTACACATCTCATCCGACTAATACATCTGGACTATGCTGTATCAAAGCAACACCAGCAGGAATAAATTACAGCTTAGAAGAACAACAGATAGGTACTTGGATGGGAAAGAAATTGTATCAGAAGACATTTACTGGAGCAACACACAAAAAACTATCATCTACTGAAAGTTCTGTTGTGTGTTATTCTAATGTTTTACCAACAGCATCTCTTGACAAAATAGTAGGTTTTAACGGTTTTGTGGATGCCATTATAAGCGATAGTAATCCACAATATTATACAGGGAAAACAGACCGAATACTTCCTTTATATTATGAAGATGCTAATTTTAATTATAAAGTCCAATATGAAAAAAGTGGAAATGATGGACACTCAAATTCTATTGTTATAAAAGGAATTAACAGTAGCAATTGGTTTGCATTTTCGCCAACAATAACACTCCAATATACCAAAACAAGCGATTAAAGGAGATAAAAATTATGAATGAAAATAAAGAGACAAAAGAAACACAAGAAAAAGACACGGACTGGTGGATTCCATTATTTTCAGCTCTTCTAATGAACCCAGGAAATAATCAGTCTAACATTGAATTAGAGAAAAAGGTATCATATCTTGAAGGTAAGATTGATACTTTGGAGAAAATACTATTTGGTTAAGCAGATGGATAAAGAACAAGCATTACAACAATTTTGGGAATCTTTTTCAATCCCAGCATATGACGAAACATCTGTACCCGATGAAGCGCAAATGCCTTACATTACTTATAGTGTAGCAACAGGCTCATTAGATGATGTTGTCGGGCTAACAGCTACAATTTGGTATAGGTCTACTAGTTGGAAAGACATAACAATTAAAAAGAACGAAATCGCTGAAGCCATAGGCGTTGGCGGTAGAGTTATAAAGTTAAACGATGGTTATGCGTGGTTAGTAAGGGGGTCTACCTTTGCACAGCGCATACCTAGTGAAGATGATATGGTACGAGCCTATTATCTACAAATACAAGCAGAGTTTTTAACAGAGAATTAAGGAGGAAAGGAAAATGGGAAGATATACTGTACTTCCAGAGAACGCCTTTGATGCGTTACAACTTGACGCAGGTGTTATTCTCACAGATTTTGACATCGAGGCAGCAGTATCAGGAGAAGATGGATTCACAGATGCAGACATTCTATGTGCTACAACAGGTGGTGTAAATCCATCTTGCGTACCGACTTATTCTGATTTTGCAGAAGATGTTGACAATGCACCTAACAATGTTATGGAATTTAAGCATCTTGACGGATGGGATTGTACTCTATCAACAACAGCTTTAGGAACAAGCCCAGAACTTATCAAAAGACAGCTCGGTGCTGCTGATATTGATGGTGAAGGAAAGATTGTACCTAGAAGAGATTTGAAGCTCACAGACTTTAACGATTTATGGTGGGTTGGTGATAAAGCTAATGGTGGATTTGTTGCTATTCAGATTAAGAACGCTTTATCAACAGGTGGCTTTTCAATTCAGACTACAAAGAATGGCAAGGGAACGCTTGGTCTTGAAATTATGGGACACGTATCGCTTAAAGCACAAAAGCAAGTACCTATGGTATTTTACTCTATTGATGGTGATGATGTTGTTGAGCCTGATGTTGTTCTTAATAGAGCTAGTGCAACTGTTAAGGAAGGCAAGACAACTAAGCTAACTGCAACAACTACTCCAGACGGAGAAACCGTTACTTGGACTACAAGCAATGATGAAGTAGCAACAGTAAGTAATGGTGTTGTTAGTGGTGTTGCAGCTGGTACGGCTACAATTACAGCTAGTATGACTTACGATGGTGTAACATATACAGATACTTGTGCTGTTACAGTAACATCAGCATCATAAATTAAATAATTAGGAGGTAAAAGTAAATGAAGTTATCAGAGATTAAGGGCGAAAAAGCACTAGACATGACAGCCGACTTAATAGAGCCAGCTGCAATGATTATGGCGGATGAAAAGGTTAAGGAAATCTATTATAATCAGCCTAAATTAAAATTAGTGCAATATATTATTAAAAAGCATAAGAAGTCTATTATAGAAATTCTTGCAATATTAAACGAGGAAAACCCTAAAACCTATGCCGAGAAGATAACCCTTACTACTTTACCGACTGTTATTATTGATTTGCTTAATGACGAAGCATTATTGAGCCTTTTTTCATCGCAGAGTCAGATAATGGAAGAGACCTCTTCTGGCTCTGTTACGGAGAATACAGGGGCAAAAGAGAAATAAGACCATTTATGCGGTATGTCGTATCAAGGTACAAGATGTACCAAACGGATATGGCGTATCGCTTTTTTATTACAGATGAATTGTTTTATCTTAATAATAATGTGGTTAATATTAGCGGTGGAAGCAAGTTGCAAACAAGATTTTATGAGATACTGCATCCGCCAAAAGAAGAAACTAGAACAGCAGACGAAATTATAAATAATATTAAAGACAAATTGAGGAATATAAAATGAGTATGACTGCATTTGAGTTGATGGCTAAGTTATCACTCGATAAATCAAATTATGATAAAGGTCTTAATGATGCAGAAAATCAAGGCAATAATGCAGGTAGTAAGATAGGAAATGCACTCGGTAATGCTGCTAAAGTCGGTCTTGGAATTGCAGCCGCCGCCACAGGAGCAGCCGCAGTGGCACTTGGTAGATTAGCATCACAAGCTGTATCAAGTTATGCACAGTATGAGCAGTTAGTCGGAGGTGTAGAAAAACTTTATCAAGATGCAAGTGATAAAGTTGTGGCTTATGCTGATAAAGCCTATATGACATCAGGAATGAGCGCAAATAACTACATGGAGATTGCAACTTCATTCAGTGCGGCTTTGATAAACTCACTTGGTGGGGATATGGATAAAGCAGCCGATATGACAGACCTTGCTATGAGGGCTATTTCTGATAATGTCAATGTATTTGGCTCGGATATACAATCTGTGCAGATGGCGTTTCAAGGTTTCGCAAAGCAGAATTATACAATGCTTGATAACTTAAAACTAGGCTATGGCGGTACAAAATCAGAAATGGAGCGTTTAATTGCAGATGCTAACGAGTATGCGGCTTCTATTGGGCAAGCTTCGGATATGTCTATTGAATCATTTGCTGATGTTGTAAGAGCAATAGATTTAATACAACAAAAGCAAGGAATAGCAGGAACGACTGCAAAAGAAGCTATGCACACCATAGAAGGTGCAGCAAGGGCAACACAAGCGGCGTGGCAAAATGTAATTACTGCTATTGCGGGCGGTGGAGACTTGCAACAAGCATTTGATGGCTTAATAACTGGGCTTTTTGGTGATGGAAGTGAGGGCTCTGGCTTACTTGCAAATATTATTCCTAGACTTCAACAAACTATGGAAGGTATAGGACAGTTTGTAGCAAAAGCAAGTCCATATATCACTCAATATCTACCAGAATTAGCAAATAGTGTATTGCCACCATTACTTGAATCGGCTGCATCTTTGATAAATGCTCTTGTCGGTGCTTTGCCGGGGCTATTAAGTGGATTGGCTACAACAGCAGCAACAATAATTCCTATGCTTGTTACTACAATTTTGGAATCATTACCATTGTTAGTAGAGGGTGCAATACAAATTATTACACAACTTGCAACATCATTAGGGGATTCGTTACCTACTCTTATTCCAGCTATTGTTAATGCGGTTATTCTGATTGTAGATACGCTAATAAATAATATAGGAATGTTGACAGAGGGTGCTATTGCTTTGATATTAGGTCTTGCAGAAGGTTTGTTAAACGCATTGCCTATGTTAATTGAGAATATACCTAGAATAATTGTTGCTATAGTGGATGCATTAGTTAATAATCTACCATTACTGATAGAGGGTGCAATCAAGTTAGTTGTAATGCTTGTAACACACTTGCCAGAGATAATATTAGCCTTAATAGAGGCTATTCCAGATATTATCCTTGCTATATTAGGTGCGTTCTTGCCTATCGTTATGGGACTTGCTGATATATTCAAAGCAGCTTGGGAAGGTGTTAAAGAAATCTTTTCTGCTGTAGGTGAGTTCTTTAGTGGCGTATGGGATTCTATTACAGAGGCATTGTCAGATGTTGGAGATTGGTTTGGCGAAAAGTTTGAAGAAGCAAGAACAAACGCAGAAAATAATTGGGAAACAATAGGCAATTGGTTTTCTGATAGATGGAATGACATAACTAATGCACTATCAAGTGCAGGGGAGTGGTTTGGCGAGAAATTCCAAGAAGCAAGAACTAATACCGAAAATAATTGGAATACTATCGGTAATTGGTTTAGTGATAGATGGAATGACATTAGTAATGCCTTTAGCGGCGTTGGTGATTGGTTTAGTGGAGTATTCCAAAGTGCGAAAGATGGTGTTACTAATATATGGAATAGCATAGGTGGATTTTTCTCTGGAATATGGGAAGATATTAAGAGTGCATTTGATATTGATAGCCTGTTTGAATGGGGTTCTCACATGATAGAGAACTTTATTGACGGTATCAAGTCAGCGTGGGAAGGCTTAAAGAGTGTTGTTACAGGTATAGGTGATTTTATTGCGAGTATTTTTGAGCATACCACACCAAAAGCCGGACCCCTTAAAGGCGATGATAAATGGACTGTTCATATGATGGACAATTTCATCGGTGGTATCGAAAAAAGCAAAGGCAAGTTAAGGAAATCTATTACAAGTGTTGCTGATATGATGGCAGAGCCAATGACAATGAATGTAGATGGTGTGTTTAGTGGCGTGAATGGTAAAGATGGAAAGAACTTTGGTACAACGTATAATTTCTATCAGACGAATAACAGCCCAAAGGCATTATCTAACATTGAAATTTATAGAAGAACAAAAAATCAGTTTAGCCAATTGAAAGGTGCGACAGTATGATACAGAAAGTTACAATAATAAATCAATACAATGAGGAATTAAAGTTAAAATGGAGTGACCCTCGTGAGAGCGGTTACTTCATAACCTCTGCTACAGGCTTGGACGCACCACACTCTACTATTTCAATGACTGATAAGACAATAACAGATGGTGCTATATACAATAGGGGCAGAGCCGAAAAAAGAAATATTGTGCTTAATCTTCGCTATTATTGGGCTAACGCTAATGAAGATGATGAGGAAGAATTAAGGCATAAATTGTATCATTATTTCCCACCTAAAGGGAAAGTGCAAGTAATTGTCACAACTGATAAAAGAGAAGTACAGACAAGCGGCTATGTCGAGACAAACGAAACGGATTTATTCGCAAAATTTGAAATAACACAAATTAGCATACTGTGTGAAGATGCCTATATGTATGGACTTGTTGATGAGGTTAAGCGATTAAATGGTGTCAACCCGTTATTCGAGTTTCCTTTTGAAAACAATTCTTTGACAGAAAAGTTAATTGAGTTTGGTGAAATATACTTCTATTATGATCACACTATCTTCTATGAGGCAGAAGTTGAAACAGGAATAAATGTTAGTTGTGTATTCGGCGCAGAAACAGATGGCTTTAGGATAACAAACAATCATACAGGGGAAGTGTTAGTAATTAACCATACTTTTGAAGCAGATGATAAACTCGAAATATGCACTATTCAAGGAAAAAAATCAATAACTCTAAATAATAGCGATTCTTTATTTGGCAAAGCTACTTGGAATAAATCTAATTGGCTTACTCTCCACAGAGGCTATAATGATATAGAAATAAGGGATGGCGATGGTAATGATGATTTTGGCTATACAAATATGAAGATTAGTTATCCAGATGTATATATGGGAGCGTAGAAATGACATTATATATAGCAGATATAAGCCTACATAACAATTTATGGAAATTCGAGCCAATAGAATATATCGAGGAATTTACATCAATTATATGGACTGAAAGATGGCAGAAATGCGGAGATTTTGTGTTGACTTTGCCTAGTAGCTCGTTAAGGAATTTTGATTCTTACGATGATTTAATTGATAAAATGCTTGTGCTAAAAAATGAAAAAGTACCTAGAGAAGGGGAAAAGATAACATATGAAAATGAGTATATGTTCATCGAATCTTATTCTGTAGTGTATGATGCAGATGATGTGGATACACTAACACTTCAAGGTAGAGATTTAACAAGCATATTGGCGAGGAGAATCGTATGGGGGCAAAGGGTTTATACGAATCAAACCATCAAGCAAATTTGCAATGATTTAGTTGATAGTCAGATTGTAAATCCAGAAGCTGTAAGTAGTGGTAATTATCGTAAAATTGTAGGATTTTCCGCAACAAATTATGATGCAGATGATATAATCAATAACATCCAATTTACAGGGGATAATTTACTCGATGCTTTAATAGCTGTATGTGGCACAGACTATACGCCTCGAATAAAAACATTCTATAATAATAGATTTCGATTTGACTTGTATAAAGGAATTGTCAGACCTATTGTATTTTCGCAAGATTTAGATAATTTAGAAAGATACGAAGAAATTGAAGATATATCAGAGTATAAAAACGCTTGGCTAGTAGGTGGCGAAGGAGAAGGACTTGACAGAAAATATGTAGATTATACATGGATGGCTGGACCAGTTAGTAGATGGGGCGGAGGAATATCAAGACGGGAAAAATTTGTTGACGCAAGAGATGTAAGCAGTAATGATGGCGAAATCGGAGAATCTGATTACAATGCTATGCTTCAGCAACGCGGAATGGATAAGAGATTAGAGACTTGGGTTGAAAGGGATGGCACAGCCGAGATAGTGACAAATAGTCTAAAATACAAGACAGATTATCTTGTTGGTGATATAATAACTATTATAGATACACTTAATAATAAGCATCAAGCACGGATAACAGAATTTATAAGATGTGAAGATGCAGATGGTTATAAGGAATATCCTAATTTTAAGTTTATATAAGGAGGATAAAATGGCGGTAGAAAATGGTTTCTTTAATGCAATAGACCACGACCGATTATATGATGCAGACCAAGTTAATGATATGTTTGAGGGCTTAATTGTATCAGATGGTGTATATGCTGGATTATATAGTGCTTGTAAAGTTACTGCTTTAAGCGGTATGCAAGTCGTTGTAGGCAAAGGTCGAGGAATGGTTAATCGTAGATGGTTTCGATTAAATGATCCAGAGACAATTAATATAAGTGCTAGTAGTTCAACTCTTAATAGATGGACAGCGGTTGTAATAAGACTTTTAATTGACGATAGGGATGTTGAATTAACAACTATTGATGGTACACCATCAGCAAATCCTGAAAAGCCTGTGCCTGTAAGAGATGGCGAGTATTATGACATAGTGTTAGCATACATTTATGTTGGAAAAGGTGCTAGTGGCATAACACAAGCGCAGATAGTTGATACTAGACCAGATTCAAGTTTGTGTGGTTGGATTGCAGCAGTCGTTCAACAATTAGATACAAGTCAAATGTTCGACCAATTCTATGATGCTTTTAACAGAATGCAAGACCAAATGATTAGATGGCAGAGAGCACAGCAAGACGCTTATCAATCTTGGTTTGAGACATTGACAGAAGATTTAACAGTTGAATTTTACTTAGGGTTTTATGAAAAAACTGTCACAGGCAAGGTTAGCGAAGTTAGGAATATCTCTTTGGATATGGCAGGATATAAGTATGAAAGTAGCGATATAGTGTATGTATTTGCTAATGGAGTGCTTTTGACACCTAATGTAGACTATATAATTGACGAAGAAATAACCCCAGCAAAATTACATATTAACTTTGGCAATGATAGCAAGGTCGATAACGAGATATTCATTAGGGTGTTAAAGTCTACTATGGGAGAAGCACCTACAGCATTTACAAGTGTTGATGTAACTAAAGGACTTGATATGCTATCAGATATATCAACAAGAGTAACGGTACAAAAGGAGGGTTAAGAAGATGATAACAAAAAATTTCAAGAATTTGTGCGATATGCCTTTAATAGCGACATCAGCTTCATCAAATTCGGATTACGCAAAAAGGGGTTTTAGAGATACAAGCGGCGAATATAGGTTAATGGGTGTATATCACAATAGTTCAACATCTACTGATACTGGCATTACTTTTGCTGATAAAACTTACAGAAGCTTCGGGGTCGGAACAGGAACTACAGCACCTACAGTTGATGATTATAAGCTAGAAAATGAAACAACTGATTTAACATTTGTCACATACGAATCTATACCTCGTCAATATGTTGTTAACTCTGGAGAAGTTGTCCCAACGGTGGAAGAAAAATACAACCAAAATTATATAATGAAAAACACAGCGACAT